GTCGTTCAGTTTCCCGTCCTTTAATTTTGTCCCCATGGAGGTGAAGGTGGTCAGGAAGAAGACCGAAGGGAGTGTGTTGAAGCAGGTAGCCATTGGTGGTGGTGTTGGTGCTGTACTGACGGCAGTGTCAGTTGTGGCAGCCAAACTGTGGATTCGCAGCAGGCGTAGGAACGCTGCTGCCACCCAGCATATGCTCGGGGTAATGGAGGAGATCGATCACTACGAGGCCGATGAGGAAGACGAGGAGGCTGCTGTGGATGCCATTATGGCTGACACACCTGAAGCAGCCATCGCAGCTGCCGTCGTAGATGAAGCTCCTCAAGGTGAGGGTGTGCAGGCACACGCGCCTGCACCAGCTGTACGCCGGCGTAAGCCTAATCGTGTGCAGCTGGGGCAGGTCTCGGTGTGTGGCAAAGCGCTGGAAGTCGCCCAGCAGCTGAAGATGAAGATGGGAAACCTGACCTGGACACCCTACAACCGATCCGCCGCGAGGCGTTACATCATCAAGGCTCTAGATGAGCTTCCATCCATGCGCACTTGCGACAAGTTGCGCCTCATCCCCATCATTGAGCTTTATGTGTTCTGCAAGACCGACGCCGACCTTGAGATGGAGGCGGTGATCGAGAACATGGAGGTCATGGGCCGCTTGCGCTCGGGAGCGGCTTAGGGGGGCCTGTACTGCTACGAGCGACTTTCTAGTGCAAGCATATTGCCATGGAGCACTGAGGCTGATCGGGTCGCCGTCAAGCGTACAGGAGCGAAAATCGGGGTCAACCGGCCGTTCTACAGAGCGATGTTCGAGTTTTCCAATGACCTCGTCATCCCCTTCGAAGGGGATGTCTCCACCCTGCATCATGCAGTGTTGGAGAGGGGTATCCTTGTCAAGACAAGGGACGGCTTTTCCCACCGTCCTACTCCCGGCGCGGAGGCGTCTTTTGAGCCATTCCTTGAAGCTTACAGGAGTATAGCTTCCCCGACCGAGAGGTTGACCGCTACGGAGTTTCTCCGTAGCCGTCCCTCACGCTTGAGGAAGATCTATGCACTTGCTGTTGCTAGGAACAGCTCAGAGGCGTTTGATCTTGATAGGGAGGCCATTACCAGCGGCTTCGTTAAAGTCGAAAAGACGAAGCAGCCATGCGGCAACGTATTCGATGGGGGTGTGTCCAAGGCCCCCGTCCCGCGTCTCATCAATCCTCGTGCGCCCAGATATAATGCAAAACTGGGCGTTTATACGATAGCCTGTGAACATACCATTTATTCCAATATTGGAGAGCTATTTGGCAAACCCTGCATTGCCAAGGGCATGAATATGGACCAGAGAGCTGAAAACCTGTACTCCATGTGGACAGCAATCGAAGATCCTGTTTGTGTCGGTCAAGATGCCAGCAGATTTGATCAACATACGGGGGCGTTGCCCCTCAGGTTCGAGCACGAAGTGTTGAAGACTCACTTCCCTGGTGACAGCACCCTAGCCTGGCTGTTGCGTGCCCAGTTGAAGAACCTGATGTACGGGCGTACACCGGATGGTGAGATCAGAGCGGAGTTGAACGACATGAGGATGTCGGGCGATATGAACACAGCTCTAGGGAACTGTGTGATTACCTCAGCCTTAATCTGGCAGAGGCTCCGTGAACTGGGGATCAAGGCCTATGCTATGGTTGACGGTGATGATTCTGTGGTCATCATGAGCAAGCGGGACTATGCTAGCTATCGAGATGGAGCATCAGAGTGGTTCTTACAGTACGGATACAACATGGTCATTGAACCACCCGTTGACGTGTTTGAACAGATCAATTTCTGCCAGACTCAGCCCGTTCGCGTTGGCGAGGGGTTTAGGATGGTCAGGGAACCAAGGAAAGCTTTGAACAACGACTACGCTGGCCACCAAAAGTGTGTAAGCCAAGAGTATGTTAAGAGTTTGTTCCATGCTATTGGGAGTGCCGGCCTCAGCTTGTGCGCCGGCATACCCGTTATGCAAGAGTTTTACCTTATGGGACTCCGGAATGGCGTGGCGACGCGCAAAACTAAGGGTCCCATTGAGATGCAGCTCCAGGGGTGGCATCACCTTGCAAGATTGCAAGGCACCCGCAAAGCAGTCCCAATTACCGATGATTCACGGATGTCTTTCTGGAGCGCGTTTGGCATAATGCCACATGTGCAGGTAGCGCTCGAGGAGCACCTGCGTACGCTCCAGTTTGATTTTACCGTCCAACAGGCCCCGGGTATCAACCAAGATATCTTGAGCGAGACAGCGTTGCCATTGGCCAACGACACCATTTGAGTACACAAGTGGAATTAATATTAAAGTTGCTATGTCTAATGTCTCTTATTGAGCACGTGCAGCCACATAACTTAGGAAACGCTTTACTTAACTTGGCCAGTAGCGCTCGTACCGCTGCCGAATTAGGAAACGCTGCAGCACAGATTGCTAAGCGTATCAGGAATAACTTACCTGACATTAAGAAAGAGAAGAACCTTGCCCGTACCACATTTGAGAGGAAGATCAATATGCCTGCTAAATCTACTCGCAGCACAGTTACTGGTAACCAGACCGCCAATCGCGCGTTAGTGGATGTCAGTAGGTCTCAATCCGGAGCACCCCAGATGCAGAGGAGCTCCACTGGCTCGAGGCAGATCGGGTTGTCAACTAATGGCAACAAGACACGAGTCCCTAAGGGACTCCCAGGATATTTGGATCGAATTAGGGTGTGTTTTCGAGCTTCCACCCCATTGATTAACAATTTCCTCAATCAAGCTTCATATTCATATGCTATTTCCGTAGATTCACCCGGCACGGACCTCAGTTCAATTATGCCACAGCTCATAGCAATGCAAGCTCTTTACAGAGAGTTTAAATGTCTTAAGCTGGCCGTTGACTTCGTCCCCCGGGTTGGGTCCACTGTAGCGGGTATTGTAGCTGGCTGCGTGGATCGTGACCCGCGCGCCAGCACCGCAAGCACTTCCACTATTATTCGCAAGGATCCATTCTTCGAAAGTGACCTTAAGCAGCCTGGATCACTCACGTGGATGCCAGTTGACAATGAAGACAAGCGATATCGCTATACCGTTGACGCAGCACGACCCTTGGAGTTTCTTTCCCACGGTGTCTTGCTTGTAACAAGCAACAATGACCAGGCTTTGGCCGCCACTGTTGGCGAGCTATTTATTGACGGGTGGTTTGAATTTGCCATCCCCCTTTAGCTGCACTAAACATTAGCAACAAAATTACCCGTATGGGAGCTGAACGTGCCAGCTAAACGCGCATGGGGAACAGGGTCCAGTACGCCTTGTCGAGCTGGCTGTCGCCTACCTTGAAGAGTCCTAGTTGGTTTGGTACCCAACTTCGCTTAACAACTGATAGGTCTTGGCAACAAGCACGCTGAACATTGCTGTTCTCAACCCGATGGAGTGTAGTGTCGTCTGTAGGACATCCACTTCCACGCCGTGCTTTGGCTTATTAATGTGGGATACAACTCGTGATGCACGGTCAACGAGTAGGGCCCCATAACAGATCAC